CAGAATGATTCCATGCCTAACCGTTTCTGGGGTCGTGGTATCGCTGAGAAGGGCTACAATATGCAAAAGGCTATTGATGCTCAGATCCGTGCCCACTTAGACAGCCTAGCACTGACCACAGTACCGATGATGGGCATCGATGCTACAAGGTTGCCCCGTGGTGCCAAGTTTGAAGTAAGGCCAGGAAAGACCATCCTAACCAACGGCAATCCTTCGGAGATCCTTCAGCCATTTAAGTTTGGTAATACCGATCCCGGTAACCTACAGACCGCAGGTACCACAACAGATGGTGCTGGCATCAGTGCTGGCCTCTCAGCAATTATCAAGAAGAATAAGCGTACCTTGGTTAACTTCCAAGAGCAGTTCCTTATTCCTTTTGTGACCAAGGCTGCCTATCGGTTTATGCAGTTTGATCCAGAGAACTATCCTGCACAGGACTTTAAGTTTGTGCCTTCTAGCAATCTAGGCATCATTGCCCGTGAGTATGAGCAGATGCAGTTTATGAATCTTCTCAAGACCCTTGGACCAGATAGCCCAATTGTCCCGATGGTGATGATGTCGATTATTGAGAACAGCGGTCTAAACAATCGTGAGCAGTTGATTGCACAGATGCAACAGATGATGCAGCCTAACCCAGAGCAACAGCAGTTGCAACAGGCCTCACAGCAGATTCAGTTGCAGGGTGCTCAGGCTATCGTAGCTAAGACCACCGCAGAGGCCCAGAGAGAGGCAGCAGAGGCTCAGAAGGTCTTGGTTGAGACCCAGCTATTGCCAGAGGAAATGAGAGCCAAGGTGATTGCCTCTGTGTCTCGTAACCTGCCTGACGAAGATAATGCGGCTAACAGAGAGTTTGACCGCCGAATCAAGGTAGCAGAACTGATGCTCAAGGAAAAAGAGATGGAAAATGACCTAAAAGTGGTCGAACTCCAGACCGGCGTAAAAATGGGTAAGGTTCAGGATATTATGAAAAAGCAAGACGATCAACTTAAACAAGCCGCTATGGGGGTAGAATGAAATTTCGTGAAATAACATCTGCTGATGCCTCTGTAGAGGCTAAGATTGAGGCACTAGGCATAGTCCTTGATAAGCTATTTAGCAAGATCGAGGTCAAAGTTGACACTGTTTCCAAGGAAATTGGCCCTCAAGGCCCCAAAGGAGACAAGGGAGACCGTGGCCCTGCTGGTCCAGAAGGCACTATGGGACCTATGGGACTGCGTGGTAAGGACGGAGAAGCCGGTAAAGACGGCCCTGCCGGCCCTACAGGCACCTCTGTAGCCGATGCTAGGATTGATTTTGATGGCTCCCTAGTCATTGTGCTCTCAGACGGCACTGAAATCGATGCAGGCACGGTTGTAACCCCCGATATGGCAGAAAAATTGTCTGTATTCACCTCCAAAGGTGGATCAATCCAGTTTAGTGCCTACACAAACACCCCGCTGACCATCGCAGGCTTTGTAGAAATAGCCGATGCTAACGGTATTACCAGAAAATTAGCAGTTGTAGCATAAAAATGCTTGACAAATTCATTATTTTGTGGTAGAATAACAACAATGTTACCAGAATTACAGCAGTACTACGAAGACAGGCTTTTTATGATGACCACCCCAGCGTGGACACAACTCATAGAAGACCTAATAGAGATGCGTACCCAGTACGAGAACATCCGAAACTGCGATGCAGTGACCCTAGAGTTTAGAAAAGGACAGGTAGACATTTTAGACTACATCATTGGTCTAAAAGACTTGTCCGAACAAACCTACGAGGAACTGCAAAATGGCGAAAAGAATATTTGAATTCCGCTGTGCCAAAGGGCACGTAAGCGATAAGTATGTTGATGAGTCTGTAACTGTCATACAGTGTCCGCACTGTACAAATGACGCTAGCAGGATCATCTCAACTCCTAGAATCTCTTTAGATGGGTGCTCAGGGCACTTTCCATCTGCAAGTAGGGCCTGGGAGAAGCGGCGAGAGTCGCATATAAAGTACGAACGTAAAGTTGGTATTTCAGAGGGATAAGAGAACCCCCTCAAATGTAATAAGTGTTCTTTCTTAATGCTGTTAAAGCACGGGAGACAATAGATGGCTAGTTTTATTGAAGAAGGTATTGATGAACAACCAACCGATGAAGTGATTTCAGAACTTGGTGCAGATACGGCTCAGGAATTAAAAGAAGTTTTACAACCAGAGCCAGGGTCACAATCAGATGTAGAAGGAATGCTCCCTGAGAAGTACAAGGGTAAGAGCGTCAAAGAGATTGTGAATATGCACATGGAGGCCGAGAAGTTAATTGGCAGACAAGGTAGTGAAGTCGGTGAACTTCGTAAGGTTGTAGATGATTTCATTAAAGCCCAAACTACAACAAAACAGCAACTGCAAGACGAATCTACCGAAGAAGTTGATTTCTTCGCTGATCCTAAACGTGCGGTAGAGAAGGCGATTGAAAACCATCCTAAGATTAGAGAAGCTGAAAAACTCTCATCTGAGATGGCAGCGGCAAAGGCGTTTAACGAACTAAAGACACGGCATCCTGACTTCCAAGAAGTTGTTGCCGATCCTGCATTCCAGAATTGGGTTGCAGCCTCCAAAGTGAGGGCAGAGTTGTTTGTTCGTGCAGACCGTTCTTTTGACTATGATGCTGGTGATGAGTTGTTATCTACATGGAAAGAGCGTAGACAAGCAGCACAGCAGACAGTATCTGGTGAGAAGCAGGTCCGAAGCCAAGCCATCAAGGCAGCTACTACCACAGTGTCATCGGGCAGTGATGAAGCACCTTCTAAGAAGATTTATCGCCGTGCAGACATTATTAAACTCATGCAAACTGATCCTGACAAGTATGACAGTATGCAGCCAGAAATTATGGCAGCTTACTCAGAAGGTCGGGTGAGGTAAACTTAACAATATTAACAAAGGAAATTTATTATGCCATTAGGTTCAGGTCACGTTATCCAAACAAACGTCAACACCGCAGGTTTTATTCCTGAGGTATGGTCTGACGAAATCATTGCTGCTTACAAAAAGAATCTCGTAGCAGCAAATCTGTTTAAAAAGATGAACATGAAAGGTCGTAAGGGAGATGTTGTTCACTTCCCATCGCCTGATCGTAAATCTGCTGCAATCAAGAGTGCAAACTCGCAAGTTACTGTCAACGCCGAGAGTGGTACGGAAAAGACTGTAACGATCAACAACCATTATGAGTACAGCCGCTTGATCGAAGACTTTGCTGAAGTTCAGGCTCTGTCCTCACTGCGCCGCTTCTACACAGAAGACGCTGGCTATGCTCTGGCTACCCAGATTGACACATCACTGGTTCAGTTAGGCCGTGGTGCTCAGACGGGCGCTGGTACTGCTGCTTATGACGATGGCTATATCGGTGGTGACGGCAACACGAAGTACGTTGCAGCCAGCAACAACGAGAGTGCATTGACTGACGCAGGTGTTCGCCGTGCAATTCAGCGTCTTGATGACCAGGACGTTCCGATGGATGGTCGTTTTATGATTGTTCCTCCAGTTGCTCGTAATACTCTGATGGGCATTGCTCGCTTTACTGAGCAGGCTTTTGTTGGTGACGGCGCTTCTATCCGCAACGGTCAAATCGGTGACGTTTATGGCGTTAAAGTGTTTGTTTCTAACAACGCTGATACGACCAACGGCTCCAACGCTGCCCGTGTTTGCTTGCTTGCACACCCAGAGGCATTTGTTCTGGTTGAGCAGCTTGGCATCCGTGTTCAGACTCAGTACAAACAAGAGTACCTTGGTACCCTGTTGACTGCTGATACACTCTACGGTGTTGGCGAGTTGCGTGATACCTCCGCTGTGGCTTTGGTTATCCCCGCCTAATCGGGAATGACTAACGGGGCTGGCTCATAAGGCTGGCCCCACCACTAACTATAGGAGATTATTATGGCTGTTTCTCAAGGTCGTTCCCAGTTTCAGGGTTTGTTCTCTGAGATGTGGGCAGTTTCAGAAACCGTTGACTTCGGTAACGCTGCTACTGGATCTGGTACATTTGCATCTGTTGATGTAACAGTTCCTGGTGTTGCTCTTGGCGATATCGTTATGGGTATCTCTGCTGGCGTAGACACTGTAGACACCGTTATCGGTGGTGCAGTAACTGCTGCTAACACAGTTACTCTGACTGTTCTAAACAACACTGCTGCTGCAGTAAATCTGGCTTCTACAACTCTGAAGTTTGTTGTAGTTCGTCCAGCATTCTAAACCTTACGGTTTTGCCCCCACAAGGGGCTTTTCTTTAGTGCTCTAGCAAGAACATTAAAGAAAAGACGAATAGGAGTACTAATGATACCCCGTACTTACCCTAGTACGTTTCAGGCAGTTACTGGACAACAGCAGATGGTTGTCTTTGTCTTGCCAAGCATCGCTGGATTAACAGCTTGGATTGACTACATTCCTGTTAAACAACCAGCAATAATCACTTCTTATAATACTTACGATAACGATAGCGCACTGCTTGTCGATGTTTTGGCAAGTACAACAGGTAAAGAGTCTTGGATAGACTATATTCCTGTTTATGTAGATGCTGCCTACACAACACCTTGGACAACTGACGCTGGTGGTTTTATTCCTTGTTATCCAATTGGTGCTGCCGCTGTAGATAATCTCTTGCTAGAAAATGGAGATGCTATTCTCCTAGAGTCTGGCGATCTAATACTTCTGGAGTAATAAATGGCCGATACCAAAATATCCGCACTAACCACATTAGTCGCTGGCGACATACAACATACTTCTGATGTTGTTGCAATTGTTGACACCAGTGTTACTACTACTAAAAAGGCTACTGCTCAGGCAGTAGTTAACGCTGTACTTGCTCAGAATACCGATACAACGGTTACTGGCACCATCAACCAGACTACAATCCCAACCAGCAAGACCCTATTAGTATCTACCGATATTGGTTCTACTGTCCAGGGCTATGATGCTACAACACTAAAATCAGCAAACATTGGCGTTACCGTACAGGGCTATGATGCCCAATTAGCTGATGTGGCTGGTTTGGCTGTTACTGATGGTAACTTCATTGTTGGTAACGGTACTAATTTTGTAGCAGAATCAGGAGCCACTGCTCGTACAAGTCTTGGGTTAGGTACTGGAGATAGCCCTGAATTTACAGCAGTAAATATTGGCAGTGCCACTGACACAACAATTACAAGATCATCGGCTGGAGTAATTGCTGTTGAGGGAAGCAATGTCTTAATGGCCTCCAACATTGGAACGACTGTTCAAGGCTATGATGCTGACACTGCTAAATTAGATGTTGCACAAACTTTTACAGCAGCTCAAACTTTTAATAACCCTACCGTTTTCTCGGCAGGCACAGCATCACTACCATCCATCACCTTCACAGGCGATACCAACACAGGTGTCTTCTCCCCTGCTGCTGACACCATAGCCTTTGCAGAAGGTGGTGTAGAGGCTGCAAGGTTTGATAGCGCAGGAAATTTCGGCTTGGGGGTTACTCCAAGTGCTTGGAGTACAGCATCATCTACAAGAGCAATGCAATTGCCCGGTGGTGGAACTATATGGAGTCAAAACTTTTCAGGTAACAACCCATCAATTCAAGTTGCTTGCAACGCATATCTAGATTCTGTTGGGTATAAATACTTTCAAACAGCAGAGGCGAGTCAATATCAACAAAACGCTGGTACTCACGTTTGGCAAACAGCAGCCTCTGGCACAGCAGGTAACGCCATATCTTTCACCCAAGCAATGACGCTTGATGCTAGTGGGAATTTGGGGATTGGGGTTACGCCGAGTGCTTGGAGCGCAATCAAACCCGTGCAAACGGGGTTGGCAGCTTCCTTCAGTGGCGGCTCTGCATTTAACGATGCCTTCATCGCGTCCAATGCTTATTACGACGGGACTAATTGGCGCTATATCAACACTAACACCGCTTATTACAACAGTGTAGGTGGTGATGCAGCGGCTCGTTGGTACACGGCTGCATCCGGCACCGCAGGTAACACCATTACCTTTTCCGAACGTATGCGTATCGACTCCAGCGGTAACTTGCTGGTGGGTATAACATCTGCTAGGTCAAATGCTGGAGATGTACAAGTATCTAAAGGTATTTCATTTCCTGCTACACAGTCTGCACAGTCTGACGCAAACACGCTAGATGATTATGAAGAAGGGACATTTACGCCAACAGTATCTGCCGCCTCGGTCACATACGCCGCGAATGGACAAATTGGCAAATACACAAAAATTGGCAATGTTGTTTATATTCATATTTATGTAGAAATTGCAACAATAACAACAAATTCAAGCAATAATTTAATTAACGGGCTTCCATTTGCTTCAATTGCAGGTATATATCCAAAACTTGCAACAATGTGGAATGGTTTTGATTTTGGTGGAACTGTTGGAGTTTGCCAAGTTACGACAGATTCAACCGTTATATCCGCTGGTGGCTGCACTAATAATGCTGCATTTGTGGATAGTTTTGCAAGTGGATTTGCTGCCGGAGATTGGATTTCGGTAACAGGTCATTACTATGTTTAATTATATTTAAGCTAAAACAGTTTAACTTAACACAAAGGAACCACCATGTCACTCACCAAATCAACCACCATTGACCAAATCACAGTCACCGAGAACGGAATCGTTCTATACCGTGAAGCTACCCGCATCATGGAAGATGGCAACGAACTGAGCAAGACCTATCACCGTTCAAGCCTGACACCGGGACAAGACCTAGCGGGTCAGCCAGCCAATGTCGTTGCTATCTGTAACACGGCATGGACACCTGCTGTGATTGCGGCATATCAGGCGCAGATGGCGGCTAACCGCATTGTAGGCTAAGTAATGTCATCAATAGACCAAGTCAAAGGCCAACTTGACACCCACGAGGCGGTCTGTGCTGAACGCTATGCAGGCATCAATGCTAGACTAAAGAGACTAGAACAGATCCTGCTTGGGACTACTGGTTTCATTGTAATTCTATTACTCAGCTTAGTTCTTAAGTAGGTTAATATGAGCAGAAAAGTCTCCGCTGTTGCTGCCAGAACTAACGCTACTAAGGTAACTTTATTAACAGTACCTACCAAGAATACTGGTCTTTGGACAACAATGTATGTTATTAGCACTGCCGGTACAGAGACCCCTAAAGTGTTTTGGTATGATGCGTCTACTAATACTGAATACTTTGTTGTTGGTGGTAAAAACTTAGGTGTGGGTGAGTATGTTTTATTAGCAGATAAAGAAGTAGTACTACAAGCTGGTGATGAAATTAGGATTCAAAACGCAGGAAGCAATTCTGTAACCTACATAGCAACAGTCGAGTTTATCCCTGAAACAGCAGTTCAATTCCAATTCTAAGGAGAATAGTATGCCAATGGTAGACGGAAAAAAATACCCTTACACTAAGAAGGGCAAACAAGAGGCAGCTTCGGCAAAGATCAGCAAACTCCGTAAGGAAGGTATGCCCCAGAAGCAAGCGGTTGCAGTTGGCCTAGCCATGACAGGAATGTCTAAGAAGAAGAAAGCCAAGAAATGAAACCCGGCCTCTATGCCAACATCAATGCAAAGCGTAAACGGATAGCAACGGGATCTGGTGAGAAGATGCGTAAGGTCGGCTCTAAAGGCGCCCCTACGGCTAAAGCCTTCAAAGAGTCTGTAAAGACAGCGAAGAAACCTAAAACAAAATCATCCTACTAGGAGTCACTATGAAGACCAACAAGAAGCCACCATTTAAACCTTGCCCCGGATGCCCAACACCAGCAAAGTGCAAAACTGCTGGTAAATGCCTTAAAAAAGGCAAGTAATGGTAAAGAAAGTATATCAGAACCCAGAAGGTGGCTTAAACGCCAAAGGCAGGGCATACTTTAAGAACAAGGAAGGCGCTAACCTGAAGCCTCCCGTGTCTTCTAAAGAGGCTGCAAAATCTCCTAAGAAGGCTGCTCGTAGGAAGTCTTTCTGTGCTCGTATGAGTGGTGTTCCTGGCCCTATGCAAGATGAGAAGGGCAGACCAACAAGGAAGGCTCTAGCACTAAAGAAATGGGACTGCAACTGAGTAGCGGTTTTAACTCTATTGGAAGTATAAAAAATGGCTAACAAAACTTACTTACAACTTGTAAATGATGTAATGGTTCGCTTGCGTGAGCCAGAGGTTACTGCTGTTACAGATAACGCTTATTCCAAGTTAATTGGTAAGTTTGTTAATGATGCTAAACGGCAAGTAGAGGATTCTTTTAACTGGAATGCTTTGAGGACAACACAGGCAGTTACAACATCCTCATCAGTTTACAGTTATTCTTTGACAGACTGCGAACAACGGTTCCGTGTCTTGTATGTCCTAAACAGCGGTGATGACTGGTTCTTAGGCTATAAAACTAGAACAGAGATGGCTGATCTGATCTTTAATCAGCCTCTAGTATCTGGCTCTCCAGAGTACTATAGTTTTAACGGTGTTGACAGCAACGGAGATACCAAGGTAGACCTTTACCCTGTTCCTGACGGTGTCTACACAATAAACTTTGAAGTTGTTAAGCCACAAGCAGAGTTATCTGCATCTGCGGACCAGCTTAAAGTGCCGTCAGAGCCTGTAATCTTCCTAGCTTATTCCAAGGCTTTAAATGAACGTGGCGAGGACAACGGAGTAAACAGCACTGAAGCCTACCAGTTGTACCGTCAATCCTTAGCTGACCACATTGCCATTGCTGATGGCAGACAAGAAGAAGACCTTATCTGGACTTCCTATTAATGAAAACAATACAAACTGCTACTATTGCTGCTCCAGGCTTTCTGGGCTTAAACAGTCAAGAAAGTAGTATTCAGTTGTCTTCTGGGTATGCTCTGAAGGCACAGAATTGTGTTATTGATAAGTATGGTCGTATTGGTGCAAGGCGTGGCTGGACTAGGGTAAACTCTACTGTCAATACAGACCTTGGTTCTTCTAACCCAATATCGTTTATGTTTGAGATGACGGATGCGGGTGGTAATCATCTTATTAGTGCTGGTAACAACAGGTTGTTTACTGGTACTACCACATTAACTACTAAGACAATCAGAACCGCTAACAATAGCGGGGATGTATCTTATACTATTACCGATAACAACTGGCAAGGGGCTGCTCTGCCTTATGGTGATGGCTCTGGTGCTAAGTCTCACGCTTATCTAGTGCAGGCTGGACACCCTGCTTTGATATATCATGAGTTGCCTACTTCAGGTGGTAGTTCACACGCACATAACAGCGGTACATTTGGATTTGTACGGTTAGGAGATGCAGGTTCATTGCCTACTGGATATTCTACTTCAGACTTTAAACCTAACTGTGTCTTAGCTGCCTATGGTCGTATCTGGATGGCAGACATCGTTGGTGATAGGCAGACTGTGTACTTCAGTAGGCTCTTGGATGGTTCTGACTTTTCTGGCGGCGACTCAGGTTCTTTGTCAATCAATGCTGTGTTCCCAAACAATGACCAGATTATCGCTCTAGCGGCCCACAACGGCTTCCTAATCATCTTTGGTAGGAACAACATTGCTATATACAGCAACCCCATAGATGTTACTACCTTGGCCTTGGCAGACTTTATTCCCAATGTAGGCTGTATCGCTAGGGACTCTATACAGAACACGGGTACGGATATTGTATTCTTGTCTGACGGTGGTGTTCGTAGTCTACAGAGGGTTATTCAGGAAAAGTCCCTACCTATGCGGGATATGTCCAAGAATGTCCGTGATGAACTCATGGTTTCTGTGGCATCAGAGACAGCCTCTAATATTAAAGGTATCTACTACGAAAGAGATGCCTTCTATCTACTGTCCCTACCGGCTACCAAGGCAGTCTACTGCTTTGACACCAGAGGCGCCCTTCAGGATGGGGCATCAAGGGTAACGATCTGGGACTCTATGGAACCAAAAGCCTTCTGTGTCAATAGTTCTAAGGAACTCTTGGTAGGGAGGCCGGGGTACATTGGTAAGTATTCTGGATACTTGGACGATACTGCCACTTATCGTCTACAGTACTATACAAATTACTTTGACTTTGGCAGCCCAACAGCCTTAAAACTCATTAAAAAGATAGGATTTGTGGTTATTGGCGGTTCTGGAGACTCCGTAGCCATTAAATGGGGGTTTGACTACGAAGAAACTTATCAAAGTACAACAAAAATACTTGACACCGGGTCAGTTTCTGAGTATAATATTGCAGAATACAACATAGCAAAATATTCAACTGGTGTTGTTTTAGACCAGTTTCAGGTTAACGCTACTGGAAGCGGTACAGTGCTACAACTTGCTTTAGAAGCAACAATAGATGGTGGTCCTCTTTCTATCCAGAAAATCGATGTTTATGTCGCACAAGGAAAAACAGTATGAGTAACTATACAAAAGCAACTAACTTTGCAATTAAAGACGGCCTTACCACTGGTGATCCAGCCAAGGTTGTTAAGGGTACTGAGATTGATACAGAATTTACTGCCATTGCGTCTGCTATATCATCTAAGTCAGATAGCAATAGTCCCACATTTACAGGCACTCCAGCAGCGCCAACAGCCTCAGCAGGCACCAATACTACACAAATTGCTACCACAGCATTTGTAGCTGCTGCTGTTTCATTGTCTATACCTAGTGGCGGTATTATTATCTGGTCTGGTGCAGCTAATGCTATTCCTTCTGGTTGGTATCTATGTAACGGTTCTAATAGCACACCTGACCTAAGAAACAGATTTGTTATCGGTGCTGGCTCTACATACAGCGTAGCTGCTACTGGTGGTTCTAAAGACGCTATTGTTGTATCACACACCCACACAGCCACATCCACGGTAACTGATCCAGGTCACTTACATACGATTGGGACTGCGGATGGTAACTTTGCGGCTCCTTCTACTTATCCTGCAAAACGGCAAGACGTAGCAACCGCAGATGGCTCATACAACTCAGGTTCACAAACAACTGGAATTACAGTAGCCACAACTAACGCATCTACTGGTTCTTCAGGTACTGATGCTAATCTGCCCCCATACTATGCACTTTGCTACATTATGAAAGCATAATGAATAACGAACAAATAAAAGAATACCTAACTAAGTCTAAAGATACCAGAATACGATTAGACAACTTAGTTGAAAATGAGCATGGTTTTATGTCTTGGACGGAGCACGATGATGCTTTAGTTGCTCTGCAAGTTTATGGTGATGGGCATTATTGGAATATCTATCTCAATGAACTAGCAAAGCAGTTAGGCTACAAGAAAATACTCATGGGCACCAAGCGTAATTACAAAGCATTTGAGAAGAAGTTTGGATTTAAACTAACTGGTTATATTTTAGAAAAAGAGGTAATCTAAATGAGTAACGCAATAGGTAGCGTAATTGGATCAGCCATAGGGGCACGGGCTACAAGAAAGGCAGCGGCAGAGCAAGCAGCCGCAAGCCGGTATGCAGCCGATGCTCAGGAACGTGCTGCTCAATTAGCAGCCGAAGAAGCTAGATTTAGACCTGTAGGTATATCTACTAGGTTCGGGCAATCACAGTTCCAGTTTGGCCCTGAAGGCCGTCTTAGTGGCGCTAGTTACACCACATCGCCAGAGATACAGGCACTTCAACAAAGACTATCTTCCCTGTATGGAGACAGTCTAGGGCTTGCAGAGCAGGCTGTAGCACCTTCTCAGACCTTGTTTGGTCTTGGTCAGCAATACCTAGCAACGACACCAGAGCAGGCTCGTAACCAGTATCTGCAAGAACAGTATGCAATGCTTGATCCAATCCGTCAGCGTGAAGAAGCAAGATTGGGCGCTTCTGTGTTTGGTCGTGGTCGTGCAGGCCTTAACATTGGCGATGTAGGTCAGCCTGAGTTGGCTGCGTTGGCTACCGCAAGACGTACACAAGACCTGCAACTGGCTGCACAGGCAGAGCAGGAAGCAAGGAATCGTATTGCTTACGGCACTGGCTTATTTGGTGAGGCTGGTAGATTACAGGCATCAGCATTGGCACCGTTCCAGACTCAGTTTGGTGTATCTCAGTTGCTTGAGCAGGCAGGTCAACAGCCTCTGGACATCGGTGCTCAGTTGGGTGGTAGAGCAGCTACTGCAGGAGCTACTGCTGGAGAAGCCCTTCTACGTGGGGGCATGGCAGGGGCACAGACCAGACTTG